ACCGCCGCGCTGATGCGCTGGTCGGTCTCGGCCTTTTTGTAGCTGTCCACTTCCCACCGCTGGCTCTCGGTCAGGTGGCCGTTTGCATCCAGCGTGGCAATGCCGCCCGGAATGCCGATCTGGTCAGTGCGGACAACATCTTCATCCGGCGCCTTGCCGGGGCCTGCGTTAAAAGAACCGTATGCCATTTAGGTTCCCCCTTCCTGTGCATCCGTGTATTTCACGGTGCTTGTAATGTGATACTGTGCAGAAATTTTCTCGGTCGGAGCTTTGGCGGCCCTCAGCCGCAGCTTTCCTTCGAGGCTTTCGGTCGCAATAAAGCCCACCGCACCCGCCACATCGTAAAATTCCGGCAGTACCGTAACATCCACAATGTCGGTAGCCAACAGGCCCGCAATAGGGATGTCACAATAAAAATAGCCGGGGGAAGAATCATCTTCGCCCCAGCCATCGACCGGAATCGTAAAAGACACCGCAGCCGTGACATCCTGCTTTTCGTGCAGGATGTCATCGGTTTCCTCGAATCCGTTTGCCGTTGCTTCGGAAAGGTCTCCGATTGCGGTATTGCACTGCTTGATGTGGCTGCAAAGCGCGGCAAGCCCTGTGCCCAAAAGCGTTTTGACCTTCGCTTTTGCCATAGAGCTTACCTCCTCATGTCTTAGTCAGCGTCAGCCAGCAGAGCGGCGATCTCCTCTGCGGAGAAGTCCTCCACGTCCTCGTCGTGCAGAACATTCTCCGGCTCGGTGTACACGACGACTTCCTTGCCGTCGATGTTCACATTGCCGTTGGTGGAACTGGCGGCAGTCTTGGTTGCGCCCTCAGAGACACCAGCCAGCTTTTCGCCCTCGGCATCGCTCATCAGGCGCTTGCCAGCCTCGGCGCCCACGAAGTCCGCAGGCTTCTTGCCGCTGTCGGTCAGATTGCCCTCGCCATCCAGCGCAGCAAAGTTGCCGGTGGTGGCACCGGTGACCTTATCGGCCTTGCCGGAGATGTCCACTTCCTCAGGGGTGGGAACATACAGACCATCGTCCTTCAGAACCAGGGCGTTGCCGGCAGCAGCGGAAACATTGACCTTGACATCTACCTCATAACCAGCGATGGTAACGGTGGTGGATGCGTCCTTGCCAGTGGCCTTGGCCTTATAGGTATCGACCAGAGCGGCCATGTTCAGGAAGCTGTAGGTGCAGTTGTCAGGGTTCTGGCCCTTAACAGCCAGCACCATGACGGGCTTGCCGTCCAGCTTGGGGTCGGTAGCGCCGGGGTAGGTCGCAGCATCGAACTTGAACTTGGCCACGAAGGTGGTCTTGGTCTGGTCGAGGAACAGCTCAGAGGGGAAGTCAACGGAGAAAGCAGCAGTGCCGCTCTTGTCGGTAGAGGTGTAGAAGTTCACGGTATTGCCGTCAACGCCAAGAGACTTGATAGCAGCGTTAGCTGCGGCCTGCACAGGGGTAAAGGCGCCCTTCTTAACGAAGGTCTTCTTGATCTCGGCGGTCAGGTTGCGAATGGTGGTCTTGGTAGAAATCTGCTTAGACATAATAGTGTCCTCCTAAAAATTATTTCAGCATATCAACGATTTCCTGCTGCGTTTCTTCCTCGTCGAGCAGGTCTTCACTCGTCATAACGGTTTCTTTGCGGACAGTCAGCGCGTTTGCGCTGTCGAAGTCAAGGCCCTCGCCGATGCGGACGGCAATAGCGCCGCTTGCGTCGCGCTTCAAGCCCTGACCGATGCTTACGCTACCGGTTTCACCCGAACCACCTCCTTTCCCGAACAGGGTTACGGTCGCCTGAATATCTGCTTCCGGGATGCGCTGAGCGAAAAATCTGATGAAACCATCATGCGTTTCGCACCCGTTCAGGACACCCGCTTTGGTCGTAGTATAGAAGCTGCCGGGAGATACAACGCCAACGGGTACAAGCTCGCTGGTGCTGTCCGACAGTTCTGCATCATAAATGCACTGGTAGTAATCCATACCGCCAGCGTTTTCGTAATCATCCTCGCTGCGGGCGGGCTTCCACCCGTCAGCTGCAAGGGTGAGTTTGTAGGAGCCATAGTAGCCGCCGCCTGTGCCGCCGTCCACCTGCTCCTTGATAAGAGCCTTTACCTGTTCTTCGTTCAGGATTTCCCCGGATTCAGACAGGTTCTTCACGGCTGCGCTGACCGCTGCCGTGATGGTCGCTGCATGGGCATCAGCGGCGGCGTTGTGCTTCTCAATTTCGGCCTTGACCAGCTTCATCAAAGCCTGCATCTGCGGGCTGAGGGCAATTTCGATTTTTGCTTTGTTCGAGATTGCAATAAGGGCAGCAATCTCAATTTCAAAATCAGCGTTCACGCTGGATGCAGGGACTTCGATTCCACGTTCATCCTGCATGATGAACAGCAGCACTTCGGCATCATCATTCAGGCGGCCATATACGCCGATCTGGTGCATGATGTAAGTGCTTTCTGCTCCGGTAATCTGGATGCTGACTTTCCGGGCCGTTTCCTCTCCGTCCTTTACGGTGTCAATCGCAAGGATGGTCAGTTCGTGCGTTTCGCCGCTGACGGTCGTTTCTGCCGACAAGTCGGTTTCAACGATGCCGGTGCCGCTCACGGCGCGGGTGATGGTGAGCGCGCCGCCGGAGAGGGATTCCGACAGGAGCGCGGCACCGGCAGTTGTATAACTGGATTTTTCCCAGCTCATGTTGTCTGTCCTCCAATCTTGATGGTTACGGTTTCGTGCGTGTGCGCAAGCCCGCCGGTGGCGTATGCCTGCGCGGTGATGTTTTTCGGGTGGATGGCTCCGGGCAGCTCAACGGTCGTCCGCATCCGCGCTGCGCTCATAGCACCGGTAGCATAGCCACGAGCCGTGACGGCGCGGGGCTTGATGTTTCCGGGCAGCCGGACGGTGCAAAAGGCAGCCATTCCGCAGGGCGCGGCGGCGACGTAGGCAGGCGACCGTTCATGCGGTTCGACGATGTAGATGATGTGTTCAAGGTGAGCGGTACAGCGCCGGGCATAACCAAGGCGCTTTTCAATTTCTTCCGGTGTGTAGTAAATGACACCATCATCGGTAATGTCTACGTTCATTCGCCAGTAGCCCGGCCTTCCTCCGTAGTCATACCATTCACTTATTTTCACATTCGGATAAATCGAGGCCAGCGCCTTTTGGACTGCCCACTCCGTTCCGCAGTACCGACGGACTTCCAGCGCAGTTTTGATGATCCTGCGCTTTGTTTCAATCGGATAGCTGGTGTCGTACCAGTCAACGCGGAACTGAACCGCAAGAATATCCAGAACTGCCTCATCTGCACGGTCAATATCCGTGTAGATTTTCAAGCGTTCGGCAGCTTCCAGTTCCTTCTTGCGCCGCTCCCTGAAAACTGCATCAAGGATCTGTACCCATGGCTCTTTGGCAACATCAGGCGGTAGCCCTTCGACTAGGCCAACTTCGTGGAGTTCAATCATCTTCGATTCCTCCGTATGTCACCTTGCAGCTTCGGAGCTTTGCCACCTGAATTTCGGAGACAGTTGTTTCGACCGGTGTCAACAGACGTGGGCGTTTCGCACCAGCTTCCCGTACACGCATAATCAGCTCCGCCGGTTCGATGTCCCGGCCGATTTTTCTCTGCCAGGTTTCATACTCCTTCACAGCTGCTTCCACATTTTCCTGAATCGTCGATGCATTCTTGACATTGCTCAAGGCAATATGGTAAGTAAGCTCGATGTCATACGGGATTTCTTCCGGCGCATGGCAAAGAACCAGATCACCCATCGGGCGCTTTACCGTGTCGAAATATTCCTGCATTCCGGTACATTCTTCCCTTGTCGGAACTCTGCCTCCGGCCATCAGAAAGTAAATGTGGATCGTGTATCCTTCCTTGCAAACGATCTTCGTATCTGCCACATCGGACCGCCAGCTCGATGCAAAGTATTCATAGGCATCCACCGGACCGGCCACGGAGAAAATCGAAGGTGCATAGTTGATACGTCTGGTAAATGAATCGTCACCTTCCGTATCCGTACCGCCCGTGCTTGCCGAAACACTTTTTGCCCCGGACACATACGGGATAGGATCCACCAGCACATTGATTTCGCCTTCGGCAATCCCATCGCTGTTGCTTCCTGCCTCATCCGCCACGGCAACTACGTCCACGGTCAGTTCGCCTGGTAAGATCTCCGCATACTTTTCGGTTTTGAAATACCGTTTGTCTGCCGTTCTCACCTGTGTTCCTTCCGGGATTCCGGTTGCACTCGTTCTCGGCGCAGACAGTGTGAATCGAATAACCGCCGTGGCTTTTCCGGCTTCCAGGCGTTCCACTCCAACAAGCGGAGCAAGGTTGTCCAAATTCGGCCCCGTGCTCGTAGGCAGCAGTTCCGCTTTCAGACACGCCGTGCTGTACTCCATGTTGTGATGCGAACGATGTGCCAGTGTCAAAAGGACAAGCCGTGCTTCAGAACACCGTTCCAACGATACCTCACCGTTGAAAAGTTCTTTGTTGTACTTGCCAAACAGCGCCTTGCAATCGGCCACAGCTTCTTCCAGCGTTTCTTCGCCTTCAATGTCGATGTCCGGGATGTTCTCAAACTCTTTTATTTTAGACAAGCTCGTACACCACCTTTGGAATTACAACGCCATGCAGCACATCACTGTCCAGCCAGTCCACCCGCACCACTCTTGCCCGCGGCTCAAACGATGCGGTTTTCTCTGTTACCTCAGCCACATATAATCCCTTTGCCACCGGAAGTGGCTTATCGACAAATATGTTTGGATTGATTCCGAGTTCTCTGTCGCCCTCTTGGCTCCCGATTGGTGTGGAATACAGTGTGCGAAGGCACTTTGCAATGTCCTGCACTTCTTTTTGTTTTTCGCTGTCACCGGACAGCTCAACCACCGTGCTGCTGAAGTCGATCATATGTACTCCTTTATGGTCAGGCTCACCTTGCACTGCATCAAAAGCCCGTGTTTTATCACCGAATCCCAGCTGTCGCTTATTTCAGTGACCCGAAACTTGTTTTGCGATACCGGTGCAAACCCGATAATCAGGTAATGAATCTCTCCGTTCTCTGACATTTCTGTCAGACGGTTCAGCATCTTGCGAGGATTCACGCCGAGTGCTGCATCCAGAAGAATATCAAAGGTGTACTCTCTCAGTTTCGGTGATAAATACTCTGCTCGTGCTTTTCCTCCCAGAACTTCATGTTCCGCCCAGTTTGCGCCGGTCGTTCCCTTGAAGTTTGACGGGGTGAGCACACGCAGGTGTCCCACGGAGAAAATCACATCGCCGAAAATCCCAACGTACATTCCAAAACCTCCTTACAGGGGTGCAGATGTTTTCTTGCCAAGGTTTCCGGTGTGCGTATGCGATACCAGCGATTTGCCGGACACAACAACGTCGCCGCCACCGCCTTGGATGTTCACGGTTCCAGCGGTTGCGGTGATGGTCGATGCCGTCATTTTCAGCTCACCGGATGCCGCAAGTGCAATCCCCGCCGGGGATGTCACTTTAATTTCTCCGCCCTCGCTGATGGTCACGGTTGCACCGCCCACCTGGATCTCAAGACTTTTTGCCTTCAGGATTTTCTTTCCGTCCACATAGTCGGTCAGTTCTTTTGCATTTGCATCAAACTTCCGATATGCCTTTCCTCGTGAGTTGGCATAATCCTTTCGGTAGACTTTTTCTTTTCCTTCAGGCGGTTTGTTCTTTTCATTCCAGACGGTGCCCACCACAACAGCATCCTCCGGGCTTTCTCCTGGATGCAGGACAAGCACAAGATCATCAACTTCCGGTGTCTGGTACTCGCCATTGGACAGAAACGGCACCATTTCCGTAACGGTGTCGTCCCTGTCTGGGTAAGTAACTTCGCACTTTCCAGCCTCATAGTCGATAGAACTCACATTGCCGAATCTCACTTCACTGCTCATGCGAAATCCTCCTTTTCCACTTTGCTGGCCTTGACCTGTGTTTTGTAGCCGCTGGATGGAGATATGCTGTGTTCCATCTGATCAACGAAATACTTTCCGTCCATCTTTCCATAGCCAACTAGGTTAAAGCACTGCGCTGAAGCGCCGGCCGGATAGCCCAACATCGTAAAACTGATCTGGGTTGCTCCGTGGTTGGCATTCTTGATGGCCGCTATCAGGCGGGCTTTTGCGTCTGCCTCGCTGCTTACCTTTCCAGTAAGTTTAAGCTGGCGTTCGTCCGTGCCCACCTTGACGTTGATGTTGATTTTTTTCTGTTTGTTGGTGTAGGTATAAAGGCCGCCCGTGTATGTTCCAGTCAGCTTTGTGTTCCACTTGAAACTTCCCGGCTCTACGCACAGGGCCGTCGGATTTCCAACGGGCCGGCTCTCATATACCGTCCATACAGGATCTTTCGCCTTGTACTTTTCCCGGTCGTACACCCAGAGCTTTGAAGTGTAGACTTTGATAACCAGTGCATAGGTGCTGCACAGATCTTGCAGAAAGGCACTATCTGTTCCGTCCTGTTCCTTTGCATCAATGCCGTGGTCGTCTCCCTCAAACTTCAGCTCCAATTTGTAACGGCCTGCAATGGTTTCAGCGATTTTCTTTACGCTGGTGTTCTTCCATGTAAAGGTCCGGTTTCTCTCGCTGAAGCTGGTGTCGTTCGGCTTTGCCACGCCGCCCATCGTCAGCGAATCAGGTGCACCGGCAAAACTAAGATCATCCAGCACGAATGCCCCGCACTCGGCGCTGTAATCTCTGTAGCCGCTCTCAATGCCCCCGATATTCCAGTCCTTTACAACAATAGCCGGGTAGAGCTTCACGCCCTTTTCCGGCATCCAGTCATTTTTCCATTTGGCAGCTCTGGCATTGACTGTAATGCTCACACTGTCGCTTTGGGATTCAGCCACATCCGTGTACTTGAAACTTTCCAGATCAGGTGCGATTTCTTCCGAAATATCGGTTTTCTCGTAGGTCAGAAGAACCGCAGCCTGCCTTCCTTTGGGTCTCGCTGCTGTCAGTACCATCATGCACCTGCCTTCCAGGGCGGAAGGTCTCCGCTCTTTTCAGCCGGCAGAGCTGGTGTTGACAGCACCGTGCCGGAATCGAACCGGACGATATGGATATATCTGGGGTTGTTCTGCATCAGCCAATCGGCTTTCAGCTCGCTTCCGTACACGTTCAGGGCAATCAGATCCCAGGTGTCACCGGACTTTGTGGTGTAATCAAGTGCCATACTGCGTGCGCCTCTTTTCGCGTTCGTACCGTTCCACATACTCGCAGAACTTCTCGTAACCTTCGTCCATAATGGAACGTAGATCTTCGGCATTCATGCTGCCGTAGATGGTGAAGTTTGGTGCATAAACATATGTGTTTCCGCTGGAACTCGTATAGGTACGCTGGTAGCTGTTGCTCGATCCACCGCGCTGGTTCCCGGTGCTGCCACCAGAAGCATCTTCGCTCCCGCCGATGGGCTTCAGCTCCACTTCCTGCTGGTAGTTCTGAAGGTCTGCCAGCATCGACAGATTTTGCCTTGTCAGTTCACTGTTGCCAGCCGTCGGAAAGAAATTGACATTGCTCAGATCGTAGTTGTCCGGGTTTGCAGCGTATTCCAGCTTTGCCTTTTCCGCATCTGCTCCCCGGATAAACCGGATTGCCTTCTGAGTATTTTCGTTTGCAAGAACAGACTTGGCACCAGCAATCACTTTCCCGATTCCGGTGTTCAGCAGCTGTTGGGCTTTGCCCTGGTCATCCGACACGGTAGGTGTCGGCATTGCCGCCAGAGTTTCCAGCCCATCTACTGCATAGTTGGCGATTTCCGTAATACGGCTGAACGCCACACCAGCGTCGGACCCCAGTACCAATGCCGCTGCAACAGGCTGAACCATAGTGTCAAAACTTTGAGCCGCCTGGTTGTAATACTGCTGGCGACGCGCTCTGTTGAAGTCGATCAGGTTAGAATCTTCTTCTGTAAAACCACCGTCCGCGAACATCTTCGGCTTTCTGCCGGGCAACCCCAGCAGATCACCCAGACCAACGCCCAGCAGCTTACCAGCGGTCAGCCAGGTATCAATGTTCTTTTCACGAACGCCGCGCCGGAAGCTGATAACGGCTTCCGGGCCAGCCTCACCAGCAATAGACGGTCCCTGCGTCATGCCGCCGTTGGCAAATGCCGGGACAGACACGGGTGACAGGTTGAATCCGAACGACTTACCACCGATCACCGGAACCGGAATGCCGAACAGCGTTTCCGGTATTGTGAGCTGAATTTTGTTCAGCGCCCCAATGATGAAGTTGACCGCTTTCACGCCGATGGTTGCAACCTGCTTCAGGAAGCCGATGATGCCCAGAATCACAGGCTCTACCACAGGAAGCACCTTACCCACCAGATCCACCGCCACCTTGATGGCGTTGACCAGTGTGGTGCCTACCAGGCTTACCACCGTAGACAGCAGCGGCATGACCGCCGGAATGCCTTCATTCACGATAAAGCCGAAGATCTCAGTCAGCACCGGCTTGATGTGGTTTACTCCCAGATCTACAATCTGAGAGAACACACCGGCGAACGATTCAATCAACGGCATAACCGTCTGGATGGCAGGGGTCATAGCTCCGAACACGTCACCCAGATTTAGCCCTCCGATACTGAAGCCGGATAGCTTTTCCTGGATGCTCTGCAAGCCCTCCGGGGTGGTGAGTTGCCCGAACACCTGCTTCACGGTGTCGCCGATACCCGCTATCTTTCCGGTGAATTTGTCAAAGACGGCAAGCCCGCCTTCGCCAAATACTGTTCCGACGATGTTGCGGACATCTTCAAAGTGATCTCCCAGCAGGGAAACCACGGCGACCATTGTGCCCAGACTTGTAATGGCCGGTCCGAACATACCAAGCATCGACATAAAGCCGCCGCCCAGTTTTCCCGCAACTGCGCCAATGCCGCCAGTCAGATTCAAGCCATTTTTTCCGAACACGGCTCCTACGCCTGCACCGAGGACGTTTCCAATGGTTGCTGTTGCTGTGCCCGCCGGGTTTGCTGCTGCAATCATGGCATTCATCGCATTGGTCGGTATGTTTGCCACATTATTGATGTAGCCCGCCGCACCGAAGATTTTCCCAGCTACGGCCTGCATAGGTTTCTTCTTTCCGCTCGTCAACGCATCTGAGTTCAGGGCACCGATTGCACCGCCCGCCAAAGAACTCAGCCGTCCGGCAATGCCGCCCTGTCCAGAGCCGTTTGCCATCCATGCGCCCATCTTTGCGGATTTCAGAATATTGCCCCGGTTGCTCCACAGTCCCCATCCGCCTCTCACGGTGTTCTGGAAGAGACTGGTCGGGCTGAGCATTCCCAGCAGGTTTCTGACCGTGATGCCGCCGAACATTCCGCCGGGCGCTCCGCTCGGCTTTCCTCCGATCACGACATTGCCCACCGTGGACAACAGCGTGCTTCCGGCTCTGTATGCCGCAGGTGCAAAGCTCATAGCTCCGAACGCCGAAACTATGGCGGCAATGGCTCCCGCCACCTCCGGCCCGTGCTCTGCGGTGTAGTCGATACCTTTCTGAATCCACGGCAATGCCGCCTGCGCCGCGTTGCCAATTCCAAGCAGCGCGGAGTGCAGCATCGGCAGAATGCCGTTGACGATGTTGGACAGATCCGGCAGACTCTCGGTGATGCCGTTCGCTATGTCAATCCACATAGCCGTCAGTTCTTTCTTTGCCGGAAGGAACTGATTGCCCACATTGATGAGCAGGCGGTCTGTCGCATTACTTGCCATCTGGCTTACCGCTTTGCTTGTGTCCAGACGGACAAGCAATTCTTTCTCCATGCTACCGCTGTATGCACTGGTGTCACCAGCCATAAGCAAGGCATTCTGGAATGCGGGCAAGTTGCCCACAATTTTTGAAACGCCCTCAATGGCCCACTGACCAAACAGCGTTTTGATGGTCGCAGTCTGCTGGTACTTGTCCTGTTTCGAGATCGCCTCAAAGACTTTGTACAGAGTGCTTGCTGCACCATCTTCTCCGTTCGGCCCCGTGGACTGCATATCCTTTGCAATCTGCACAGGATCAAAGCCGAGTCTATTCCATGCACCCGTCTGTGCATCCGTTGCACTGTTTCCAAGGGTGATGTTTGTAAACACACGGTTCAGGCTTGTTCCGGCCTTTCCATCATTAACACCCATAGCCAGCATGGTGGCTGCAAGCGCAGAAGTCGTGTGCAGGTCAACGCCGGCTGTCTGGCCGACACCGCCGGACGTATTCACCACGCTGGCGATTTCCGCCGCCGTGGTAGCCATGTGGCCGCCCAGATAGTTGATGGAATCTGCAATGTCGATAATCTGGTTGTGGGTCTTACCAAAAGCGGTTTCCCACTTTGCCATATAATCGGCCGCAGACTTTGCATCAATGTCCCACGCGGCAGCTAGCCGGGCCGTATCGTACAGGTAGCTTTTTTCTCCGGTTTGCTGGTTATCCAGAAAGATTTGCTCATAGCTCTTACCGGACTGTCCCAGCGATGCGGCGATCTGCGCCATCTCGTCCCGTTTGATTGGGACCTGCGTAGTCATCTTGAGGATCGCGTCCTCCATGGTGGCACGCTTTTCCGGGTCAATGCTGCCGTCATCGTTCATAATGCCGCCAACATATTTGACTGCATCTGCCGCCTGGGCTTGGTATTCCTCCGCCATGGAGGTTGTCTTTTTAATCATGACAGCGGACGCAGTTGTCAGCGTCGCCATGATTCCAAGCCCAGTCTTTCCGATTACGCCCAGAGTGTTTGCTACCGTGCTGCCCAGCGACTTTGTTCCCGTCAGTGCGCTCGCCAGATCACCGGTCAGCCCCTTCGTCTGCTTTATTGCAGTTACAAGGGATGGGTCCACCTTGCCCATGATGCGGATGCTGAGGTCTAGTGCTCCATTTCCCGCCATACGTCTGCCACCTCGTTACACAGATCCACCAGCTCCCGCCGGGGCAGGTGCAGCAGATCCGTCATGTTGGAATGCGTGGCAATGGATAGTTGGATAGCTGCTTTCCGAAGTCCTTTTGCCCCGCCTTTTACTCGAAAAAATCAGAGTTTACGGCATCGCGCAGCTTGACCGCCTCGCACAGCGGCAGACCGGCAAAGAAGTCCACCGGGTAGCCGGTGCCCATGCTGGCGATGATGCAGCAGTACAGGTAGTTGCGATGCGTATTCACCGGTGCAAATCCGCCCGCAGCCATACGGTTTTCTGCCATGGATTCGCTCATAGTGTTCAGTTCGCCCACGCCGGACAGGTCGATGCTGTCAAAGGTCTTGCCCTTCAGTTCCGCCTTTTCGCTGCCCTCGTAGGTGTAGGGCGCTGCAAACTTCAGGGTGTGAGATTCCAGCTGCTTTTTCACTTCATCGGCGTTTTCGCTGTTGTCCATGCCCTTAATAACCGCCGCCTGCACTTTCTTGATCTTGCCGCGGGGCATGAGTTTGAAAAATTCCACAGGCTTGCCGGTTGCCTTAACGGCCATTTCCTGTGCAAAGGAAGTGGTCATTTCCATCGCGTACATGGCCGCCGTCTCGTTGCCGATGTTTTTCTGAATGTCGATCAAGTCCTGCACGGTCATCTTCTCCATACCGGACAGATCCAGGCTGTCGTACTCCTTGCCCTCGAACTTATAAGGTTTATCGAACTTCACGATATTGTCCATTGCTGTTTCCTTTCCAAAAGACAATCAGCCGCCCCACGCCGGGACGGCTGACTTCTTCATGTATCGGGTTTAGATAAGAGCGTTGATCTCGGCACGCATATCCTCGCCATCAACATAGTAGCGGCCTGCAAACTTGTCGATGTCGATAACGGTAGTGCCGTCAACCTCCATCAGGTAACGGGTGACTTCCAGCGTAGTGGTGCTGCCCATGGTGTCGGCGCGCTTCAGCTTGCCGGGATCCAGCTCCTTGGGACGACCACCCAGGACGACGCGCAGGCCCTTGTAGGTGTAGCCGCCGTTCTTGTTGTCGTTCTGCATAGCAGCACGCAGGGTGATCTGGATGTTCTTGTTGGGGTTCATCATCTTGGTGGCGTAGCTGTACATGGTGTTCCAGTTCAGCGTTGCCTCCATGGATTCAAACTGACCGGGCACGGGAGAATCGACTTCGCCCGCAATGCCCATGCCGGACACGGAGGTGGTCTTGTTCTTGATCTTGGGCAGGGTGATTTCATCCGCCAGACCAATGAGCAGGTCATCTTCCGTGTACGCATTGTAGTCATTGATGACCTGGGGAACCAGGTCACTGGAAATATTCAGAGCCATAGGTCATTCCTCCTGCTTACAGAGACAGAGCCGAGGTCAGTGCGCCGGCCTCATACTCCATGGTGTTGTTGATCTGCTTAAAAGGCGGGAACGGCGTGCAGAACTGATAGAAGGAGTAGTGGCCTGCAACCAGTTCAGCGGTCGTGTTGCGGTCGGGGTCTGCCTTCATGCTGTAGCTGGCGCATACCTCGGTAGAGACATAGACACTGCCCTTCATGTTCTCGCTGTCGATGATGGACTGAAGGCGCTTCTTGTTCATGGGCTTATCCAGCTTGCTCATGTTGTCCAGAACAAAGCTGGTCCAGGAGTGGTTGAAGAAGCGGCGGACACAAAGGAAAGCGTCCTTCGGGTCGGTGTTTTTCGGATAGCAGCAGGTCTCATTGCCCCACACAACAAAGTCGCCGGAGCGGATGAAGGTCGCCACGCCCTGCTCATTCAGAACATTGCCCTGCTCCTGATCCATCAGGACTTCGGTGCCATCTTCCAGGCAGGCGGAGGAAATGGGTACGCTGACATTGGACGGGCTGGCATTGGGTGTGTCGTTGTACAGGCTGTCGTTGTAGACTGCCGCAGCAGCGGCCAGAGAGCTACCGCTGTAGATGGCGCTGCCGATCTTGCCGTACAGCCACAGGCCATATGCTTCACGAGAAGTTGCGCCCTGCTTGACCTTCTGGTTTGCCACGTCGGTGTACTTGCGTGCACCGGAAGCGGAACTGTCGATGTCAACAAAGCACACTGCATCGAAAACGCCATTGATCTTGCGGCACTTTGCCTGGAGCGCTGCGCACACCATGGGATCCTTGGAGAAGCGGGGTGCCAGCAGAATGCCGGGAACCATGCCCAGCTTGGGGAACACCTGTCTTACCACTTCCAGTCCGGTCTCTGCACCGGTGGCCGCATTCACGCCGCCCACGATGTCGGCAGCGGTGATTTTGGTCGGGTCAAGAATGGAACCGGAAATGGTCAGAGCCGTTGCGCCGTCGCCTTTGCCGCCGTTGACCAGGGCGATGCTCACAGTGCCATCATCATTGAATCTGGCCGAATAGTCCTCGTCCGCCGTGAGCACGGTCTGCTCCTTCTTCACGACCAGCTTTTTCAGCAGGATGCCGGTCTCGTCGATCTCTGCAATGCCGTCATTCACCTGAACGGTCTTGTTGGACAGTTCAGTGATGTGCTTTGCATTCGCAGGATCCAGGACGTTGACCACGACGATAGGGGAAATGCCCATCACCTGAAAACTGGCGCTCACCGCCTCACACAGGGTATACTTTGCAAAATCGTCGGAATAGCCCACTGCGGCGGCAGCTTCTTTGAAGGTATTCACCAGCATCGGCGTATTCACCGCTGCTTCCGGGTCATCCAGCATATTAACGGGGGCCGTACCCACAACGATCTGCAGGCCGGAGTTGACCGTTACCGGAGCGGTGACGCTGGTCGCTGCTTCGGTCTTGTTAAAGCCATGAGAAATAGCCATTTGTCATATCCTCCTTACTTCATCAGGTCGGTGGCCTTCTTGTAGAGAATGTTCTCTCTGGTGCCGTCCTGTTCGATCTTCACGCGCATTTCTGCGAGCTTGTCCAGCGGAACGATCAGCGCCTTCAGGAACGGCACCTGCTCCACTTTTTCTTTCAGCTTTTCGGGCAGGCCATCCACGAATACGGTGTACTGCGGGGCAATGCCCTTGACGGTCGGCCCGCAGTACGCCGCAGCGCCGGTGGTTTCCGTCACAGGCTGTGCTTCTTTCACAGCCTCGGTTTTCTTTTCGGTCTTTTCGATGCTCATATCAAAGCCTCCACTTCTTCGTTTTTCAGGGTGTTGGGCGTTTCGCAGATCAGGTTGACAATGCCCCAGTAGTAGAAGTCCATGTCATCATCCGAAAGATCCCATTTGCGTGGATATCCCACTTTGAAAGCCTCGCCAAACACAGGCTTCCGCTTGAAGTGCTGCATGATGGCTTCGATGATGTTTCCGGTGTCCTCATATCCCTGCCGGTCTGTTTTCGGGTCATAACAGCAGATGATAAGCTGCAAAAGGACCAACTGCGGATCCTTTTCGTTCACCACCTCGCCACTCGTTCTTGATACGATGATGCACGGGAAGTTGGATCTATTGGTATCCACATCGTCGTCATCATCGGTCGGGGACGGGATAAACTGCTTGAAGATCTTCAGCGGTTTTTCGCCTTCCTGCCCCGTGAACTTCATATCCCGGAACAGTTCCTTCAACTCGTCAATCATGGCCTGCTGGCACATTTCGCTGGTATAGCCGGTGATTTTTTCAGCCATATCAGATCACACCCTTTCGTTTTGCATTGGCGATCAGTTGCCGGACGCGCCGTTCCGTGTTCTGCTGCAGCATCTGCTCCACCGTCTGCTCCTGCATCTCCCACACGGTATGGTGCATCGCAGAGCCGGAAGGGCTGGACAGTGTTGCCAGCTTCTCGTTCGGTTTCCAACGTTTCTTTCCGCTCTCCGTGTAGTCCTTATCCGCAGGTATTCCGAGCTGACGCTGTACCATGCCGATATGCTTCGACTTGAACTGTACCAAGAAGCCCTTGCTCTTATCGCTTGTTCCGCCCAGAGCGATCATTGGACTGTCTTTCAGGACACGCGCCCGAAAAACGGGCGGCGCATTGCGAACAGACGGACCCATGAAGGGCTTTGTGGGGCTGGTTCTGAAATAGCCCAGGTCTGCCCGGAATGCACCGGGGTCGTTCTTCATAATAGCAAGGATAGCGGTAGGCCGCCGGTTGGTGGCCTTCTGGCGCTGGCGCAGATCTTCGATCATGCGTCTGCCTGCCGCGTTCAGGTCGTAACGTTTCTTCACTTCGGTCAGCATCAGCTTGCGCGTCTGCCGGGCCGTTGTGTTTACGGCCACCTTCAACGCCGCCGGGGTTTTGTTTCCCAGTACGCCAAGAGCGCGGGTCACTTCCGCGTCATCAACGGAGACCATCAGGTTGGAAGCGTCATAGTTGGTATGGAAGTATGCCAACTTACCTCACCCTTTCCAGTTCCATGCGATACATACCCGCTTTCAGGGAGCATGATTTGATGTTGTAGATCCGTTTCTTGTCCAAGGTGATCTGCTTGCCACTCTTCGGCATAGGGCCGTAGTCCTTCTGCTTCACAAAAAGCAGCAGGTCGGCCTTGTACATACCCTGGTCAAAGGATTGCTTTGCTCCGCCCTCCCAGTGCGCCGGACGTTCAAGTACGCCGGGGTGCTGCGTGATACAGAGCATCAGCTTATCATCTATGTACCGTTCTTCCGCAAACTCGTTTGAGTTGAAGATCACGTTCTGCACATCCTGCGCAACGCATTCTTTGAACGTAGGGAACGGTTTCGGAGTTTCCGGTGTGCCGTAGTTCTGGTCAACATCCAGCATATCCGCGCTCCTTCCCGTATCAGCAGACGGTAGCAACCAGCCAGCTATCCACCTTGTCGGGGATCAGCAGCGGGTGGGTCTGCAGTTCCAGGAAGCGGCGGTCAGGACGGTGTTCCACATAAGAACGCAGCAGGCGGGTGGTCTCTGCAGTGTGCCACACCTTGTCATCGTCCAGATAGGTGCACAGACCATATGCGCGCATGAAGTTTGCGTTGCTGGGGATCATCAGCACCATATTATCCGGGATCAGAGGCTTTGTCTCTCCGGTTTCCTCATCCAGATACACTTCGTCATAGCCGTAGATGTCCACGCCGGGCAGATTCAGGTGGCCGTAGTAGTTCAGACCGCCTTCCAGCTCCTTGGGTGCCATAGCACCAATGTCGAACCGGCGCTTGTCCATCAGATCCAGAACATTGCTGTCGCTCATAAAGTGGTTTGCGGCCAGCTTGCCCATAATCACCATGTTTGCATTTGCAAAGCCGTTGCGGCTCACCTGCCGCTTCCATTCGCGCAGGTTGCCCATGGTATCGGCAGCAGACTTACCCCACTGCTTCGTGCCCTCCAGATTGATCTTGTTGGTGAAGCCAAAGTCGATGACTTCATCCACGCCCTTGCCCTTCACCTTCAGCTGACCGGTGGTAAGTACCTGGGCTGCCATCCACTCTTCGCGGCGAGTGGTCATGTCGTTCAGCTTGTTGTATTCCTCGGTCAGCTTTTCTGCTGCACGGTCAGCAGGGGTGCGGCCGGAGTAGATATCCTCACCGGGCAGGCGCTGCAGGAACATATCTGCGGTGGTGACAGTTGCCGGGTTGATAAGCGGCGGTGCATAGGACTTGGTCTCGTAGCCCTCGTTCTGCACGATCTCGCCACCGACCATGGGATGGACGAAAGCTGCCATCTTGCGGTTGCCCTTGACGATATCAATGTCAACGTTCTTAGTGGGGAACGTCTTAACCTTGGAGAAGAAACGATCGCGCAGGAAAGTGCAGATCGGGGGTGCGGTGCGCACAGCCTCGGCCAGATACCGCGGCTCATAAATGTTGATTTCGTTTGCCATTTTTGTTTCCTCCTATCACTTCAGGAAAATGCCCAGATTGCGCAGAGGAACTTCAACGTCGTCCACGCTCACGTTATTGGGCAGCACCAGGCCGTCAGCAAAGAACTCGCCGGTCAGATAGACCGGCACTTCCTTGTTTGCGTCTGCGCTGTCAGCAGTAATGCCGTACAGGCCGGTCAGGACTGCCGTGCCTGCGCTTGCCGGTGCCGCAATAGGCTTCACCTTGCCGTCTGCAATCAGCACGGGGGCGTGTGCCTCCACAGCTTCGCTTGCGGTCTTGGTTGCCTTTGCGATACCAATGTCCACGCCAGCAATGAAATACTTCGGCGCGGTGCTGAAATCTTTTCTTGCAAGATCCATGCTCATGGTTCTTTCCTCCTTACTTCACACCGTTTGCCTTGCGGATCGCGGCCAGGAAAACGTTTGCTTCCGCGTCCTTCGGATCCGGGTCAGCGGGCGGCGGATTGGTGATGTTGTTCGCGCCGGAAGTCTGGGCGTTGGCCTTTGCCTTGTCCAGATAATCCTTGCTCTGCTTCTGCTGCTTTGCCTTCATGCTGGCAATGACGGCCTTCGCAAAGGATGCGGAATCAATGGGCTTCACAAACTTCGCCTCATTCGCTTCATCCTCCGCGCCGGGCAGAGTGGCGTTTTCGATCTCCTGAATGCGGGTGCGCTCGGCATTGATAGCCTCGGTCTCGATCTTGGCTACCATATCCGGGCACGCCTTGCGGAGATCGTCCACGGTCTTGATGTCCTTAATGTCCATGTCTGTTACCTCCCCATGGGTTTTGTTCCCCGGCTGATCCGCCTGGGGTGTATTTTCAGGCTGGGCCGTGGTCTTATCCACCACCCGGCTTCTGACAAAGTTCGGTGCTTTGTTGAACGGGGTGTTCATACTGATGCTGTTGACGAACAGGATGCCGTTGCGGTTCTCCACAACAGAATCGTCCGCTTCGTCGTCCACCTCGTCCACAAAGCCCTTCTCCTTGGCTTCCGTTGCCGTCCACCAGTTCGTTTCATCCATCCACCTGGCGCATTCGTCCTCGGTCTTGCCGGACTTCTTGGCGTACAGGGTGACGATGCTGCTGCGGATGGTTTCCAGTGCTTTCAGGCAGTTGTTGAGATCCTCTGCGGTCAGGTAATCGCAGACACCCATACTGACCGGATGCACCATGTAGCTGCTGTCTGCCGCCGCCACCACCTTGTCTGCATGGCAGGCAACAATGGTTGCTGCACTGGCACACAGGCCGTCGATGTGGGCGGTCACAGTGGCCGCGTTGCGTTCCAGCATATTGCCAATGGCCTGTGCTGCAAACACATCACCGCCACCGGAGTTGATGTACACGGTGATTTCTTTCACATCGCCCAGGGCGGCAAGGTCATCCGCAAACCGTTTCGGGGTCGCGGCATCTTCCCACCAGCTGCGCTCGGAAATATCGCCGTAAAGCAGAAGTTCCGCCTTCTGGTCATCACCGGCCAGATTGCGGAACTGCCAAAACTTATCATTTGTCATCTTCTGGTTCGTCCTGGAATTTGGTTTGCTCATTTAGCCCTACCTCCTTCATTTTTTCCATTTCGCTCTTGCGCTGCCTCATGTTTGCCCGCCAGTTTCCACCGGTCATCTGTGCAGTTTCCTGCTCATTTGTGCTGATGCCCTGCTGAACACGCAGAATCGCCGCCTCGATCTCTTTCTTGGCATCCAGATTGGTGCGTGCAGGACCGTTCCATGTGCAGCCCATGTAGGCTTTCGCCACAGCCTGGTCGTCAAAGAAGCCGGGCGCATTGATGCGCCCACGGGCTACTGCCTCGGCAAACCATTTTTCGTAGGCCGGCTGGCAGAAGTCCGCTGCAAAGCTATCCCGCAGCACACCGCAGGTGCGCCAAAACTCGTTCAGTGCGCCGCGGCTTGCGGAATAGTTGGAACTGAATTTCTTGTAAAGCACCTCACTGGGGATCTCTACGCCGGTCGCTACCTGATTGGACATGGCCGACATGAAGCCGTCAAAGGTCGTGGTCGGGTGCTTCGGGTCGAACGTATCCGTGCTCTCTCCCGGTGCAAGGTCGAACACCGCGCTCGGTGCAAGGTCGATGCCCAGTTCATCGGGCGGGGTGTTCGGGTCCTCCGCCTTATCCGCCGGTTCCTCGCCGAACGGTGCCTGACTGGTCGGGTTTTCATGCTTGATAAACAGCGTGATGGACGATGCCACGATAGCCGCCGCCAGCTCTGCTTCTGTGTATCTGCCCATCTGTTTCAGTGTGGGCAGCACCGGAGCCAGCAAGGGCACGCCGCGCCGCTGCCCGGCACGCTCCCTCTGTGTGACGCACAGAATGTTCGGCTCTCCCGTTTCGGGGTCGCGGGCTTCTACCCGCGTCCATGTCAGCGGCACCGTGCTGTCGTAAGCCAGCGGATGCCGACTTGCTATCCAGTACGCCACCACCGCGCCGTCCCGGTTCGTTTCCACGCCCTGCACGATCTGGAACACGTCATGCTTGTCTATCGTGCAGGGTGCCATTATGTCCGTGCGGTCAGGGCTGCAAATCAAATCAGCCTCGATCAGGCGCAGCCGCAGAGCATACGGCCAGTGCGGATGTTCGTCGAACTGCACCACCGCAAACACATCGCCGTTCATCAGGAAACTGGTGAACGCCAGCGTCTGCAACCGCCAGAAGTTATCCATGCCAGCAGCATCGCAAAGGGTGCTGTCCGCCCAAAGTTCAAATTCGCGGGAGATCTGCGCCTGCAATCTGTCTGCCTGTTCCTCGTTCAAGTGCAGATAGTCCGCGTCCACCTGCGGGGTCGGCACAAGGCCGCTGCCCACCACGTTGGTGCGCAGGGTCTTGATGGCACCCGTTGCCAGAGGGATGCCCATATAAGCATCCCGGCTCCGTTTGCGCAGAATATCAAGATTATCTTCGATATCCTCTTTTGCGCTGCCGCCGCCAACGTGCCAGCTGCGCATAGCGCGGGAAATGCGGCTTGCTCCGTAGTTTCCGTAGCCGGTGCCGTTGTTCATGACGGACAGTGCGGCGCGTGCCACAGCGCGGCGATACCCTTTTTCAGGGCTGATTGCCGCAATGGCTTTATCCAGAATATTTGCCATGTAGTCCACCGTCCTTACACATCATGCGGCGAGAAGTGGTAGATTCGGTTTCTGCCCCGGCCTTTTTCTTCTGCTTCCGCTTCGGCTACTTTCTTTTCCCAGAAGATAATGCTCTCCCGGATCTGTTTCAAACTGGCACGGGTCAGCATCATCTGTTCGATCTGGTAGCTTTGCCCTGTCGAAACAGCAGCTTCTGCTTCCATCCACATATCAAGATGCCGCTGTGCGGCTTCTTTTGAGATGATCGGCATTGTTTAGATACCTCCTGATCTTCTTCTGCGGTACTGGCGCGGTGCGGTCTGGCGTGGTGCTTCCTCTCCGGGGATCTCCAAACCGGGGGGATTGCTGATTTCCAGCGCCGCCGTTGCGTAGTTCCGAACGTCAAACGCTTCGTTACGTTTCTGTGCCGGGTCTTTCAGCTCCCACCGCTCCACCTTGCGGCCAGACTTCCAGCGTGTGACCTTGTGCTCCGCAGTAAGCATCTTGAAATAGTTTTCGTCATACCCGGCATCCTCTGCCGCCGGGAAGTGGCAGTAGTTCGGGCCTTTGATAAGCACCTTCAACCGGGCAAGGACATGGTTCTTGCCGGTATCAACGCCCAGCGTAAACAGCTCGCCGCCTACGCGGTTGTTCTTTGTGGGGTTGCGCAGGTATGGCACATCCATACCGCCACGGCCTTTGATGGGCCAGATGTGCCGTTCCTCGCGCTCTTTGCAGAACCGTATGACCTGATCCGGGAAGTGGCCGCCGCTGTCCATGCAGACACACCGCAGGGACAGTTCCGTGCCGTCCTTCTTTTTCCAAGTCTTTGATAGGAAATCGTCCAGATCTGCCCAGACCTGTCCACGTTTCAGGTCGCCGTAGATGCGCTGATACCGGATGCCCCAGCTTTCCTTGCCGATGCCCCAGCCCACGACTTCCGCCTCAAAGCGGTTGTCCTGCGTATCGACACCGGCTGTCAGGTACACCACGCCGTCCGGCACTTCCGCCTCGTAGAACTCTCGGCGATCCAGCAGGTTGTTTGCTTCCACCGCTTCGCCCGGTTCTTCCCACGGCAAGCCCAGGTCAGTGTTCACAAAGACCTGCATCTTCTCGTAGTCACCGCGCTTTGCATCCAGGTCGGCGGCAATGAAGTCCTCCACGATCTTGTCCCACCCGCAGAGGGTGGAGCCGATCTTGTTCATGTGGAAGCCTCGCACTGACCGCTCCGGGTGTTCTGCGTGCCACTTTCCTTGCAGGCTGTTCTTCTTCCAGCGGTATTCGTTGTCAAGGCAGCCGCACTCGGCGCAGCGGTATTGCACGCCGCCTTCCGGCCACTTTTCCTTGTCGAATACCATGTTGTCCCAAACAAAGGGTTGATAAAAGCCGCAATTCGGACAAGGTACCGTCCATTCCTCTTGGGTGGATGCGTTGAACTCGTCCAAAATGCGGCTGTTATTTTTGTCGGTGGGGGTAGACACCAGCACCGTCTTGTAATCCCAGTATGTCGTTTGGCGCTGCTCGGCCAGCATGACCGGGTCGCCCTCTTTGCCGGCGCTGGCTTTGTAAGCGTCCACCTCGTCCGCCAGCAGCACCTTGATGGGGCGGCCGCGAAGATCGGTCGGGGCGTTTGCGCCAACGATGGTCAGCTGACCTCCGGCAAAGTTCTTTTTCATGATCGTGTTACCAGAGTAGCGGCTCTTGTTGTCCACAAGGCCCCGGAGCACCGGAGTGTCCCGGATCATGGTAGCCAGACGGTCTTTGCTGAAACTCTCGCCCAGGTTCACCGTGGGCTGCACAATCATGATGGGGGCCGGGTAATAGCTCATGTAGTACCCGATGGTGTTCAGGATCAGCCCGTCCGTCTTGCCGGACTGGGCACACATCATGGCAACCACCTTGCGGATGTGAACATCCCCGATGGCATCCATGATCTCCCGCTGGAAGGGTGCATTGTCCGTATTCCAGCGGCCCTGCGCTGCGGATGCTTCCGCCGACAAGCGGCGGTAGTTATCTGCCCACTGACTAAGGGTCAGGTTCGGGGGCGGCTTCAGCGCACCCAGCGCCCGGCTGAACATCTGTGCAGTCTGCGGTTCCAGGTGGATCATTGCCATTGTTTCCGCCGCCTTTCTTCACACAGCTGCCAAACGGGCAGAACTGCTGGATCTCATTCAGCCGGATGCCCCAGACACAGCCCCGGCATTTATTCTTCCTGCTCATCTTCGGGTTCCTCCCCCGCTGGTGCTGCCAGCGCAATTTCGGGGTCACTCAATTCCACAAGTGCTTCCTGCACTGCTTTTTGCAGAATGTCGTGGGCTTCCGCCGGGTCGGTCAGCTGGGCCATGGTACTTGCGTACTTAGTCGGGATGGTTTCCAGCCTGTTCTTGAAATTTGCAAAGATGGTTTTCAGGGCGCGTTCCACGTCCTCGGTGCGGTGCAGGTCGCCTTGGGCTTCCTCCATCCGCATTTTCTCGATCTTGCCGCGGGTTTCCTCCCTCTCGGCACGGGCAGCAACAAGGCGGGCTTGATCGTCTTTGTTGCCGATCTTGAAGTTCAGGTATTGCCGGACGCAGACCTTCATGTCAAAGACACCTGGCCGGACTTCGGACAGCACGCCCTGATCCCGCAGGTTCCGCACCTGACGGTCAGTGATACCCAGCCATTCGCCAACGGCCTTACTCGTGTACAGCATCTTTGTCACCGTCCCCCGGTTCTCCGATCTCGCCGGTTGCCCGGATGCGCAGCAGTTCAAGTCGCTGCTGTTCGGTTTCCAGGTGCAGCTTGTCCATTTCGTTTTTCTGCATCTGGGCCGCCGCAGACAGGATGCGGCCATGAATTTTGTTCAAGGCTTCCTGCAGCTGCAAGATACGCTGTGCCGGGGTCTCCTTCTGATACATACCGATCTGCTGGTTTGCGCCGTCCCGCTTCCGCTTGCCACGTCCGCCGGGTACTCGCATATCCATGACGCTGGATGTAATCATCTGGTCAGGCGGTAAAGCCTGATACTCTTTTATCTTGTCCAGAATGTACTTTTCCCGGAGCAGCAGTACACCGATTTCGTGGGATGTCAGCTCGGTGCTGTTCCGGGGCGCATTCTCTACGATCCGTTTTTCTTCCGGGGTGAGCTTGTCAAAGAAGATGGTCGCATAGGCTCCATCCTTCATTGCATTCTCATTCCCGACAGGTGCCCCGCCGCCGGGGTTGCCCACGGCGTTTTTGTTTCCCGGCTGTCCGCCGGGCTTCCGGGGTGCGGGCGGACCCCACCCGTCCTTTGCCTTCCAGCGGCGGACCGTATCATATTTAAGATGGAGATCGTCCGCCAGCTGTCGAAGATTCACTTCTCCGTCCTTCTCCATCCGGGCAATGTACTCAGCGCGGGCGGCATCGCGCTCATCGCTTCGCCTTGCCATTTGGTTTTCCTCCAATAAAAAATGCCCCGTCTGGCAAATCATCCAGGCAGAGCATTCAGTTTCGCCGCCGGTCCTGCGGCATTTCTTCGGGTCGCTTACAACTTGTAAGCAACAGTGTATGAAAAAGGCCCCTCGGTTCGCCGCCGTGGGGCCTCTCTCCATAATTCCACTGTACTAAGTATAGCACCAAAACCGTCTTATAACGTCTTATCTTTTGCCGGTTGGGGCTTTCAAATGTAAACACATTATGACATAGCCACCATTTTGCCAGCCCCGGCAAGATGGTCTATCCCGATTTTGTTGACCTCAACAAGATCACACCGGAATGATTTGTTGGCATCGGCAAAACGTGAGTTGCTTACAAATTGTAAGCGTCCACCATCCCGGTGACGTTACCGCCATGTTTGCCCCGGACTTACAATTTTTTTGACCCGTACCCCCTTTTCGGGGGGCAAAAACGCGGAAGCCCTTCAAAAAATTTTGCACCTAGAAATATTTTGGGGCTTCCGAACCCGCACCGCGCCCGCCGGCGGGGGGCAGTACCTTTCCGGCGGCGGGGCCGGACGGGGCGACGGCAGGCCGGGCCGGTGCCGGGCCGTCGGTGGGCGGTGCCCAGGGCAGCGGCAGGCCGTCGAGGCGGAGAAGGAAGGGGGCAGGGGGTTAGATAAGGCGGCTATAGCCTAGCTATTGGCTATACTGCAAAGGCCATATGCCGGTCAGGTAAAGAATCTGACCCCTCCGGCGGCGGGCTGCGGTGGGTGGTTTTTGGCTGTTGGCGGGGTGATCTGCTGCGGCAGGTGGGCGGCAGGGCTGGCGGGGTGCGGTGTCGGTAGGTGCTGGCGGTGGGCTGCTGGCTGCTGTGAGGTCTGGCAGGGTGTGCAGGCTGTGCAGCTTGTGGGCTGCGGGGTCATCGGTGCGGCGCTGGCGGTGCTGGTGGTGTCGGTCTGCTTCTGGCTGGCGGTGCTGGTGGGCGGGGTGATCTGCTGCGGCGGCGGCAGGCGATCCGGTGCAGCGGGCAGGCAGCAGGGCCAGCGGCGGGAAGATGGGCAAAAGAAAAAGGCCAGGGCAGACGGCGCGGCGTGCGCTGCTGCTCTGGCCTTTGGTCTGCACTGGCGGCAATGGTTCCGGCGGGGTGCGTCCCGGTGCCGGTGGTGGGGCTGATCTGCTGGCGGTGCCGGTGGGCATGGTCAGCGCTGGCACCGTTCCCGCTGTCGGCGTTCCAGCGTCACGGCTGGCGCTGGCGGTGCTCCATCCGGGCCGGTTTTGGACGTTTGCCGGAGGGGTCAGATTCTCCACCTAACGGGAGTGAGAAGCAGGTGTAGGGCTTTAACCTAGCAGGCTAGAACTCTCCCCCAGTAACCCCCTATAGTCCCCCTTCTTCCCCGGATTCCGCCGGGTCGATCTCTAACGGCTGCCCTTCCTGCTGCATCTTGGCATTGAGTGCATCAAGTATATAATTTTGCAAACTTTTTCCGCTGGCAACAGCTGCGGCACGGATTGCCGCGCCCTTGCTCCGTTCCGGGCGAATCGTGATACTGTCCCGGCTTGCGTTATATTTATAGCTTGCCTTTTTGTGTGCTTCTGAAACGGCCATTTTATCACCTCTCTTGTTTATTTTATTATATATTATAAGGCGAAAACCGTCTACGGTCATCTTGCACAATGCGCCGGGCTGAACCGTCTACGGTTTTTGTGAGTTTCTACAAATTGGCCGAAAGGGGCTTGACTTCGTAACCGTCGACGGTTAGACTAAAGCCACAGCAAGCGAGCCGGACAACAGCCGGACGGTTGCGAGTAAGCCGAAAGGAGAGCCGACACATGAGCATTGAATTTTTCAAGCTCCCCGCCGCTTTGAAAAAAGCGATCTGGGCCGCCTACCTGGCAGAGTGGAAAAAGAAGCAGGCAGCAAAAAAGCCCGCCACCCACTAAAGCAGGTGACAGGCTTGCAAGATGAATTTTCCACAACGCATCTTGTAAGCCAGTTTACCACCGAAAGGCGGTAAAGTCAAGCGGATGCCCTGGCAGGGTCGCACCGCTCCACCAAAGCGGCCCCGCCCCATAACCCCGGCAGCCCGCCGGGGCAAACCTGAAAAGCAAAGGAGCAAAGAACATGAAACTTTTGAACACTGCAAAGAAGATCACCACCGCCGCCGCACTGGCGGCCGCACTGCTGGCAGGCGCCGCACCGAAGGCCGCGGCACAATGCCCCTACACCGTCGGCCCCCTGGGCCGCTCGGCACAATGCCCCTACACCGTCGGCCCCCTGGGCCGCTACATCGCCCCGGCCATTGTGCAGGGCATGACCGCCACCGATGACGGCGCGGTTGAAGTCTGGTGCACCGACGCGCTGGACGGTGACGACTGGTATTTTACCGTCGATGCAAAAACCGATCTGCGAATTTATGACCGCGTTGACCTAGTGGTTGACGCGAACGGCACCCCGGAAGATTTCAGCGATGACAAAGTGATTGACGCGCTTTACTGCCACAGCTGCACCGAAGATTGAAAGGAGCCTGCACCATGATGACACTTGAACAGATCCGCGAACGGAACCGCAAGGAGAACGCCGCAGCCCGCCGCCTTCAGGCCGCCGGGTATCGGCTGGAAGGGTGGGACCCCCGCACCGGGCAGCGGATTGCCGCACGAATCACCAGCGAGAACACCAACGCAGAGCGCCGCACGTTCTACAGCTTTCCCACCTGGCAGGATGCCGCGGCCGCGCTTCTGGGCTGAATGCCCACCGGATGCCCTGGCAGAGCCGCACCGGACAAAGCGGCCCCGCCCCACTACCCCGCCGGACACCTTAGCAGGGCCGCACCGTAAAGCGACCCCGCCCCACTACCCCGGCAGCCGCCGGGAGATCATCCCGAACATCAACCACAACGAACAAAGGAGAACGAACCATGAAAGGCATGACCAACAATCAGATCATCATGAACGAAGCTGCGAAGCTGGACCCCGCCACCCTGCACGCCATCGCCACCGCGCACCACACCCCGGAGCAGATCGCCGCAATGGCTGCAAACGCAGTCACCACCGACGAGAACGGCGACGAACAGCCCGCCACCATCGCAGACGTTGAAATCATCCTTGCAGCGGCAGAGCTGCACACCTTCGATTACTGGAAGAAGGAAGGCAAGAGCGTCAAGAAGGGCGAAACGCATTTGATTGAATGCTACCTGTGGAAGTACACCACCCGCCCCAGCAAGGCCCAGCGGGAAGCCGCTGAAGCCGAAGGCAAGGAAGCAGCCCCCGCGCCGCATTTCTACCCCACGAAATCGCACCTGTTTCTACCCCACGAAATCGCACCTGTTCAGCTGCTTGCAGGTACACGACGCAAAGCAGGCCACCGCCGGCCGCTTCGGATCTGTCGCCGCCATCATGGAGTATAACAAAAAGCTGGCCGCAGAACGCAAGGCCGCAAAGGCAGCAGCAGAGCAGGCCGCCAGCACCCCGGCCCCCATCATCACCGAAGAGCACCACGAATTGCCGGAGCTGGTGCACGTCGATCCGCTGCCCACGAAAAAGGCCAGCAAGCCCGCCGCCACGAAAAAGCCCGCCCCGGATGTGCTCCGCAAGGCAGAGCGGGAAGCAAAGGCCGCTTTCCTGGCTGTTCCCGAAACAGACCGCAAGGGTCAGGCCGCCGCGCTGGATGCCTGGCGCAAGACCCGGAAGGCCGTAGAGGACGCAAAGCAGGCCCCCGCCGCCGTAGCCGTGCCGGATGAAGCGCCCGTGAAACAGCTGGACTTTGAAAGCATCGCCGCCGGGCTGCTGGCATGACCCACCACCACGAAACCGGATATTTTGGCAGGGCTGCACCGGGCAAAGCAACCCCGCCCCACTACCCCGGCAGCGCACCGGGCACGAAAAACAGAACGAAAACGAAAAGGAGTTTTTGCAATATGAAAAGAGCAACCAGCGCCCCCGCCGGGCTGAACGTGAAGAAGATTACCGCCTATCTGAAAGGGCAGGCAAAAAGCCGTAACGCCGTTCGGATCACCTGCCAGAGCGGCAGCGTGTACATCATCACCGGCTATGCAGCGTTCAAGCTGCCCGCCATCCTTTACCGGGATGTTATCCAGCCCGTGACCATGCAGGACGCACCCGCCGACGGCGTGACCATCGTTTCCAGCGATGCCGGGTTTGTGGTCAACGATCCGCACCAGCTGACCGCCGCGCAGATGTTCCAGAAGTTCAGCGCCTGCAAAGAAGAAGTCAAACGCACTTCAATCTTGCAGGAAGTCGAAGCAAAGGGCAAAGTCTGGGGCACGTTCCGAATGTTCCGCAACGGATCCCGGCCCATCATGATAAATTCGGAGTATGACGCTTTTGTGGATCATCACGAATTTGTTTACCACAGCAGCAACAGCCCGTTTGCGCCCATCCTGGCAATGGACACCGTAGACCCGAAGAAAGCCGCCGTTTCCGTGCTCATTGCCCCGATGAAGGCGAACGACGAAATACAGCAGGTATGCAACCGCCTGTTTGCATGATACGAAAGGAGAACGAAATCATGAAGAAGTTTGACAACATCTTTGAACAGGCCCGCGAGATCATCCGTCAGCAGTGGACACTGCAAGATCTGCGCCGGGAAGCCCAGTGCACCGGCAGGCCCGAAGAGGTCCGCCAGCAGATCGCCGCCGCCCGGCTCCGCCTCATCTGCGCCCGCCGCGGCTACCAGCTCAACGCCTGACACGAAACCGGATGCCCTGGCAGGGCCGTACCGGACAAAGCGGCCCCGCCCCACCGCCCAGCATTCCGCCGGGCATATCACGAAACACGAAAAGAGGTTTACACGATGACCACCCCAAACGATTCCCTGGACTTCTACCCCACGCCGGACAGTCTGGCCTTTGATATGGTTTTCTCCCTGCGGGAAGTAAAATCCGGGTTCACCACCTACCCGAAACCCATCCTTGAACCGTCCGCCGGTGATGGAGCGCTTGCGCGTCAGGTCCACGCTCTGGCGTTCAACGTCCACCACGACTATAAGACCGGCGAGGTTGACCAATACGACAAGGGAAAGGCACGCTACGACAAGGAAAAGGCACGAAGCGCAGAGCTTGACTGCATCGAGCTTTCCAGCGACTTCCGCGCAAAGCTGAAGAAAGACGGTTTCCGGGTGGTGCACGATAACTTCTTGACTTTCCGGCCCACCACGAAATACGCTGCAATCGTCATGAATCCGCCTTTCTCCGCCGGTGCCGCGCACCTGCTCAAAGCGCTGGATGTCATGCAGGACGGCGGCAAAATCCGCTGTCTGCTCAACGCCGAAACCCTGCGCAACCCCTGCACCAACGAACGGAAAGAGCTGGCCGCAAAGCTGGAAGAGCTGCACGCCACGGTAAAATATATCCCGGATGCGTTCAAGAACGCCCGCCGCGCCGCCCGCGTGGAGGTGGCGCTTGTGTCGGTGGACATTCCCGACCGGGAGCCGGTGAGCCGGATCCGGCTGGATCTGAAAAACGAAACCGCAGAGCGTTTGAAAGAAAACCCGGAGTTTGCCGCCCTGGTATCTTCCGACCCCATCACGGCAGCCATTGAGCGGTACAACGCCGCCGCAGAGGGTGTGCGCCGGATCTATGAAGAGTACAACGGAATCAAGTCGTTGTTTTCCTCTGCCGGCGCTGGTAAGAAAGAAAACCCTGTGATGGCTTTCACGAAATCTTATAACGACGCTATCCGGGAACTGCGCGGGATGTACTGGAAACAGCTGTTTGAAATGCCGCAGCTGTTCGATGCAATGACCTACGAAATGCAGCAGGATTACCAGAAGCGGATCAAAGAGCTTGAAGGCTACGACTTCAGCGCGTACAACATTCTGACCGTCCGGGAAGAAATTTCACGAAATCTTCTTTCCAGCATCGACCACGAAATTATAAAGCTGTTCGACGACTGGACGAACCTGCATTATAACGACGAGTACAGCAAGAACGTGCATTATTACAACGGCTGGTGCACGAACTCCGCGTACAAGATCAACCGCAAGGTCATTTTCCGCTGCAACGCCTTTGATACATACGATGGGCGTTTCTGCCCCCGGTACAACGCAACAGGCCATGTTGCCCAGATCGAGCGGGTGCTGCACTTCCTGGACACGAACGGCAAGCCCTACAATGGGGACGAACTCCGCGCCGTGCTGGATGCCGCCGAAAAGAGCGGCCAGACCCAGAAGATCCAGCTGCACTATTTCACCGCCACGTTTTACAAGAAAGGCACCTGCCACATCGAGTTTACGAACACGGACGTTTTGAAGTCCTTCAACCTCTACGCTGGACAGCGCAAAGGCTGGCTGCCGCCCACCTACGGCAAAAAGAGCTATCACGATATGGCCGCCGCAGACCGCCGGGTGGTTGACAGCTACGAGGGAGAGGCCAGCTACACCGACACCCTCACCCGGCACTTGATCCCCACGCAGAGCACGTTTTTACAGCTGAACGCTTAACACGAAACCCGCTAGGCCGACAGCCTCACCGCTGCCGCTGGTGCAAGCCCAGCCGCCCCAGACCGGGGCGGGCGCTCATGGGTAACAGCCCATCCGGCAGGCCGCCGGGAGTATCAGCACGAAATACAGAACGAAAAGGAGTAACAACCATGAAGAACCAGAACACCACCCAGATCGCCTACATCGTCACCGCCGACTACTACACCAACGGCAAGCCCACCACCTGCAAGATCACCGTGCAGCCGGTCAACTTTGACCCCGCCCGCCTGATCGACTGGTCCGACCGGATCAGCAAGACCCACACCCGCGAAGTCGAGAACTTCACCACGCCGGAAGAAGCCGCCCAGCGGATGACGGAGATCATCGAGAGCGCAGCAGAGCACGCTGCCCAGATCCAGCGCCCGGAATCGGTGACAGAACGTCACCACTTGACCGTGCCCCGCCTCGCCGATCTGGCAGCTCTGCCCGCCGTCCACGCCTGAACGCGGGCCCGGAAGCCCTGGCAGGGTGCGCACCGGATAAAGCGGCCCTACCTCACCGGCACCCGGCACCATGCCGGGAGCACATCACGAAACACGAAAGGAGTTTTCTACATGACACGTTATCAGATCGTTTACAACAAGTCCGGCTACCCGCTCACCACATGGAGCAACAACCCGGACCAAGCGCACGAACTCGCGGAGAAGTTCCGCAAGGTTGGCTACTCCGTGGACGTTTGGGAGCACACCGACAAGGGCGCACACAAGACCAGCCTCTAACCCCGCCCCATCTTCCCGACATTTACGCCGGGAACATCACGAAACAGAAAGGAGGTGTTTTCATGGTTCGATGTTGGATATACTCCGCTGGGCCGGATCAATGCCAATGCTACAACGTGGATGACGAAAACTTGGCTGATCTGGCAGCACAGGCGCAATTCCTAGAGGACTTCCGTGTCCAGCGTGCAGCAAACCCGGCACTGTACCGGCAGCTGCTCAATATGCTGGTGCCCGCCGCCGATGCCATTCCCATGCGCAACTATACCGGCCTGCCGTTCTGACAGCCAGCCCCGGCAGCCCGCCGGGGTTATTCTTGCATCCCGTCACGAAATCTTGTTCTAATTTATTGCTTTTATTTGCGTTTTGCTCTATCATGACAGTAACGAAACACGAAAAGGAGGTTTCCCGTTATGACTATGATTCCCGCCTTCGGCCCCTGGACAGAGCATCCCGCAGACACTGACGAAGAAAAGCGCCTTGCCAGCGCCCAGCAGAGCAAGACCAGCCCGCTTTCCGTGGACAAGGAACACGAAACCGGGGTTTTCTATGGATCCGGCAAAGAGCCGTACCAGGCCAGCCTTGCAAGCTGCACCTGCAACGATTTTGTAAAGCGCAAAAAGCCCTGCAAGCACATTTTCCGGCTGGCTATGGAGCTTGGTATCATTGATGCGGCCTATAAGACGGGTCGCAGCACCGGCGAACGAAACGAGGCGCAGATCAGCTTTGCAGACAGTGTTGCTCTGGTGGAGCAGCTTTCCGACGCGGCACAGAATGCAATCAAAGATATGCTGTATTATACCAGTGAACGCATTGAGACCCGCCAGAAGCCTGTAACCTGTCACGATCTGGATCTCGTGCCGGAGCTGCGCACGTCGCCCCTGCTGCACGAAAATCCGTACCCGCTGGAAGAAGTGCTGAACGATCTGCCAAAACCCTTTGTTGTGCAGCTGCTGGATCTTGTGCACCGGGAAGGCAAGCCGAAACGAAATGCAGCCAAAACCGTAATGGCTGCATGGCTGGCGCAGAACGCACCCATGCTGGCAAAAGAGATGCCGCCTTGTGCATCCTTCTCTTTCGTGGAGGTATTCGACAAAGCCCAGCGCGACGTTTACAAGTACCTGCACCGCAAGTACGACACGGAAACGGACTGGTACACCGGCGCAGAGCATCCCGCCGGGGCTGTTCCTGCGGCAGACGGTTCTGCTTACTACTTCCCAGAGGACAGAGTTACCGATGCCCTCACGAAACGCGGTTTCAATCGCTGCCTGAACGGTTACATCCCGGAGTAAAGAATCTTACTTCACGAAATCTTACTTTTTGACCACGAAATTTGCAATTTATCTGCAAAAATCCGGTCTTAGCCACGAAAAGCAGCTTTTTAACCACGAAATTCAACTTTCCAGCTTCAAAAAGTTCAATTCAATCACGAAAACCCGCTTTTTTGATACATTTTCTCTCACGAAATGAGGTTTTGCATGGAATACGAAGAATTTTTCGCGCCGTGGCGTTTGGTCGCCGCTTTTGCGGACGGCTCCCGCCTGCTGTTCGATGGTCTGACGGAAGAACAGGCCAGAGAAGCAATGGAAGCCGCCCAGGAAGAGCACGGCGACATTGGTTACTGGAACCGGGTCACGGATCAGAACTATGAGGACGGCAGGTATTACAAGACCGTCCCGCCACCGCCCTGCATCAACATCGTGGACTACGACGGCTACACCGGTCCGCTGGACGAAAACGGTCTGCCGGTAGGTCTGGCTGAACAGATCGCCCAGGCAAGCGCAGAGGAAGGCCGGGATCCCAACGAACCGCAGATCATCTTCAAGCGCAACGCTCCGCCGGATGATCAGCCGCCGCACGAAAAGTAAATCACGAAATCCAAAAAGCCCGCCGGGTCGATGACCTGACGGGCTTATGGTGTTGAAAGGATGGTTTGTATGAAGTTAAACATGGATTGCGTCCGTGCCGTTATGCTCTGCGCAGAAGAGCACACAGACTATAATCACTATTGCTACTTTATTTCCTACCAAAAGAACAATGTGAACGATTGTCTGCTGGATGACCCGGAAACACCGCCAGCCTACCAGCTTGAACTTGAAAAGACCTACGACAACGACGATCTCTTTTACGCCGTTGAGTATTGCGTCAAATCCGGGTTTGTTGAAACGCTTTTCTCGAAAGACACTTATCGCATTCCCATTTCCCGCATTACGCCTGATGGGCATAGATTTCTTGAAAACATTCGGTCTGATACGAACTGGGAAAAGGTCAAAAGCGTTGCCAAAAAGGCCGGTTCTTTCAGCACAGATGTGATAATCGAGATCGCAAAGAACGTAGCTGTGGAAGCGGCCAAACATTTTTTAACCAACACCTGACGAACCTTCCTACCTCCGCATTTTCCAATTCGGTTTGGATTGCCGCTTCGTTGTACCAGATCTGCTTTTCTTTGATTCCAGTTTTCACGATTTCCTTTGCGATGGTTCTAACGGCATATTCTCGCGGGCTTATCATGCCGCTGTCAATCTCAATTTTAATCTTCATTTTGCCCTCCTTCGCGTAAATCCGGTTCAGCTGCCCGCCTTTCAGATTGGCAGTCCAGCAGCGGCTCTCCTGAATCCGAGAATATCGGTTTTGCTCTAATTTGACGTATCATAGCTTCGCACAGATCCTTTACCTCTTCTTCCGATTCAAGGACTATTTTGCCATCATTTCCGCCAAAGACTTCAATTCCGCCCTCTCTCCGCGGAATCACAGACCAGCGCAGATCAAACAGCACATCCTCGTTCCCCGGAAATTCTCTGCCCGGAAGGTCAAACATTGCTATTCCGCCAGACGGTTCAACAATTTCATCATCGGTCAGTTCAATTTTGATTCCCATTTTCAGTCTCCTTTGCACGAAACCCGGTAGGCCAACTGCCCGCCGGGTTATTTCTATGCCTGTTTTCAGATTTTTGGGGTAGTCGTGTTTGTTTTTCTACGACCATCGGACACGATTTTGCGGAAGCGCCTGCACATGAAGTTCCGCAGGCAGCCTTGCCTATAAGAGAATGTCACCCTCCGCCCAGGCATCCGCTCGGCGCTGTTCCTCGCGCGTGTTTAACGCACGCGATAATAAAGCGGCGCACTCCGGGAGCCGTTCCAGGTTCCTTCCCAGCTGCGCAAGAGCGACGTTTCGCAGGTACTTCAAGTGCTGCACGCTATACGGAACTTTCTGCTGCACTTCGTGCCATTTTTTGTGGCCGATGTAGAATTCTGTCAAAATCAGATTGTGGCCACTGTCCAGCCGGTTCATTTGTCCCCGGATAATGTTCTGATCTTCCAGCAACATGACCCGCTGACGTTCCAGCTGGCGCAGCTGCTCTCCAATGCCCAGTTCATCCATCCGGCAGGCCATCGCCGCCGTACTGTCCCCAGGTGTTCCGCCGCGGGGCATTCCATCTGTGCCCATGCCCCGCATAGGGTCCACTTCATCGCTCAGTGCGGTACACTGACGGCGGATGATCTCTATCCGCTGCGGGATGTCCGCATAATATTTCAAGATTGCCTCCGCCTCGTGTACCTTCACTGCTCAGTCCTCCCGAAAATCAAAAATCTTTCTTGAAAATGGGTTCTCCGAAAATAGGTTCTTCACCCTTGACACGCTCCACCATGGCACCCACGCCGTAAATATCCTCAATGACCCGGCGCAGACGATCATAGGCAAATTCTTCTCCGCCATCGTCCACCCAGCCAAGGAACTGCTGGTAATTTTTCTTGATTTCTTCCTTCACGGTCTCAATTTGTTCAGGGGCGTACTCCATTTCTTCCAGTGATTCCGCAAAGAAACGAACGATCATCTTTGCAGCGTCCCGGCGCTCGGCCAGGACACGCAGCTTTTTTTCAGAGCCTACCAGACCACCCGCCGGGAGCCAAAATTCTTCCGGCATCAGGTGGGCAGTGCGTGCTTCCAGCCGCTTGAGGGCTTCCGGTGCACCGTACTTGTCGTGATCCATGATATACCTGGATGCAGCATTGTTCATCTTCAAGGTCAGGAGCGTAGATTCTTTCTCGCCCCAGTCCCAGAGATCATGCGCCGCAGCAACAGCGCAGTACGAAACGACCTGCCCGATTGCTTCACGGTTCAGCATGGTGCGGTGCTTCGACTTGCTGATGTTGATCTGCTGGTTCACCGCGTTCTGGATGCTCTGCCGGTAAAATGCCGGCAGCCTTGCTCTGCTTTTGCCCATAATTGTTCCTTTCCCGCCTGTTCAGCCAGGCGCTTCCACTCTTTCGTTTCTGCTTTCGTGTCCGGTGTAATGATTTCAACAAATCCCCATCCTTGCGGTTTGGCTATGAGGTCGATAAAAAGCCTACGGCGATAGATATAATCCCGCTGTGCTTTCCGGGTAAACTTCGACTTGATCTCGACCACATCCACCCGTCCGTCTGCATAGGTGAGCTTATAGTCTGCCGTGTAATGCGCCGCCGGGAGTTTCACTGCGCAGTATTCTTCCTCTTGCAGCAGCGTCCACTTCGGGTGTGGTTCTGCTGACACGATCTTGCCGGACTGAATGCCGGGCAAGATCGTGCCGATGTAATACACATACTCTCCGTAGGAATCAAAAGTTTTGTTCAACTGCCCAGCAGCGCTTGCGGCCTCCGCCATTGGCTGCGTATGGGTACACTTTCCCCGTTGTCTGGCTGCTATTTGAGCCTCCGCCTGCGCACGGTAGCGCGGCGGCAGATCGTCCAGTTCCAGTCTGGCGCTCATGGCTGGTTCCTCCTGTTCTTCCGCCGTGTGTCCGGCTTCTTTTTCAGTTTCACGATCAGGTGCTTGGTGTTATTGCCGGTGATATGCTGCTCACACTCACGCAGGGTATAACCGGGGTATTTTTTCTCCCAGTATTCACGATCATCCGGCAAAGCAAACGCTTCGTCAAAGCGCTTGCGGCTCCATCTGGTGTCGTTCGGGCGCGGGGTTTTCGGCTTTTGCAGCCCTTGGCTCTGTCGCCAGCGCCGGATACGGGCGCGGGCTTTAGTCATGTAGGTTGTCAGGCGTTCAAAGCTGGAACAGGTCAGGTCGATAGGTTCAACTTTCACAAGCCCCATCGGCCGCCCGGTGCTGTCCCGCCACAAGTCCTTGATCTCCTGCCATGTCATCGGCCGCCCGGTGCTGTCCCGCCACAAGTCCTTGATCTCCTGCCATGTCAGATTGCCTTGCAGGATCGCATGATGGTGGTGTCTGCCGGTAACTTTCCCGTCCTCGTCCATCACGCTGTACTCTGCAACCTGCATCCACTTGGATGCTTCTCGATCCATCTTTTTGCAGAAGCGCTTCAAGCGGCGGGTAAAATTCGTCCAGTCCCGGTCTACTTGGTTAAAATCTCCGGGTGCTGGCTGGTGGTCGTGGTCGTATGTAAACGTGACTGCCCAGTCGCTTTCCCCGAAATTCGTATAGGCCAGCTGGCAGAAATACCGCCTTGCTATCATGTCGTTATACTTCTGCTGCGCAATGGAGGTTGCCAGCTCTCTTTTGCGGCGAGCGGATGCGGTATGCTCTTTGTCCGTTGTTTCAAAGAGATCCACTTCTGCATAATCGGACGTTCCAAGAATGTGTCTCTGCTCCCGAATGTACCATGCCCGCACCGTTCACTTCCTCCTTCCGCAAAGTTCTACTGGGATTTTCTTTTCTGTGGACCAAACACACACGGCTTCGCAGGACAAGGGGGACACAACGCCGGGCAGGTCTTTCTAAGTTTCCCATTCCGTCAAGCCATACAGACCCGCCCTCGTTTTCTCCCCCTTGACCCCCGCTTTCCCCGGCTTGTGTTCTTCTGTGGTCGCTAGATTAAGTTACACATACAAGCCCCTTGCCGCCTCGTCAGGGCGGCAATTTAACGACGGGCTTGCTTAATTCTTGATTAGAGCTTGATTAGTTTACTTCGTAGTCACCGATGCTGTTTTCTTCCGTTCTGACTTCCCAGCACTCGCAGGTGTCCTCCGGGTCAGTGAAGTCGGCACGGTTCGGAGAATTGCCGTTGAAGCATACCCAGGTGTAGCCCTCATGCCAGCGGCAGGTGCAGCAGGTTCTTTCAGGTTCCATCATCCTGTGTTCCTTTCGTCACGGTTCTAGCAGTGTGTGGCAAATCGGACAGGCGTGCGGTTCCCAATCTGTCCTGTACCCGCATACCGGGCACTCATACCAGCCGTATGGAAACACACCGGTAGCGTCATAGAATTCACGCTGCCATTTAAGTGGTTTCGGCAGTGGGGTGCCGATCGCTTTCGCAAATTGGGCGGCCCGCATAGCAGTTGCAATGGCATCCCTTGCAGGTTTCAAAGAATCGTGTTCTTCCTTTTTCTGGGAGTTATCTGTCTTATCCTCCATGTCGGCCACCTTCATAAAAACGATCCATCGTTTCGCGGTACACTTTGTAGCACTCTGGGCACAGATCTCCGATTCCATGGATGTTTCTCATTTCAATCGCCCAACCATCCAATGCTTTCTGGTCAAACACACCATCGTCGAACCGTTCCGCGAACACCTGCTTTCTGCACCGGTTGCAGATAAACATTGCTCCGTTCTGTCTCATTAAAGTTCACCTTTCATCGAGCGCCGGAAGAGGCAAATCTTCCGGCTTTACGCCCGCATTTTTCATCCTTGCCCCGCACTCGCCGCAGTATTTAACGGCCACACAGTTGATGAAATGGCATTTCTTGCAGCGGAAATGCTCACAGGTGCACCGTCCTGGATTCAGCTCCCATTCTGATTCCAGCGGCGGTACATCTGGAAGGAAGATTTTTGCCGTTTTCCTGCCCGGCTCTGCAACCGTCACCCGTGTTATCTTCTTGATATTTGCTCTGGATATGAGGATTTCCAGCGTTCCATCATTGTCCAGATCGAATAATGCAGCACTCATTTCAGTGCACCCCCACACTTTGCGCATCAGCCATCACAGGCAGGCTTTGTGTTGTCCTGCACTTCGGTCAGCTTTATGGTCGGCTGCGGCTGATCCGAACGGTTCAGTGGTTTATCGAACTCCACATTCATCCAGTCGCCCTCCGGCTTGTCATGCCATGCCAGGGCGTGGCGAATAACAAGCCATACCTGTTCTGCCCGGTACGGTGCCTTCATTACGTCTGAGGTCGGGGCGGGGAGAACGCATCTGCTGTACAGCCGTTCCATTTCTAGCAGCATGGTATTTCTGCGGTCTATCGCAACATTAAAAGCGTTTTTACGCTGTTCCTCGCTCTGAAACGCATTGCTTTCCGCGTCCGAGTAGAATTTTGCAAAGCACAAGTCTTCTGCCAGATCCCAGAACTGTCCCATGTGCAGCCGCAGATACCACTCGCAGGC